GATGGAACTATTGTATCAAACGAAAGAGAGCCTTTACATGGATTCAGAAGATTGATTAGATAATGGTTGTATCAGTAAAAGTTAAAACTAATACAGAATTTCTTAAAACAAGATTAAAAAAAGTAGAGAGAAAAATCAAAAGCATTATTGAAAAAGGAATACTACAAGGTGGTTTTCAATTACTAGATATTATCAGAACTAAAACTGCAAAAGGAATAGACTTTAGAGATAGACCCTTTGCACCTTATAGTCAGGGTTATTTAAAAAAATTAAATAAAGAAGGTAAGTCAACTAAAGTAGATTTATTTTATTCAGGTCGTATGTTAGGTGCTTTAACTCCTAGTGGTAAAACAGTTAGAAAAACAGGAACAAATAAAGTATCAGTAGGATTTAGTAATAGTCAAATGCTTCAAAGAGCAGTATTTAATCAAGTATTGGGAAAAACAAAACGTGAATTTTTTGGATTTAATGATAGAACTGCTAATATAATAGGCAGACAATTTAATAAATTTGTAGCCAAAGAATTTAGAAAGGCAAGAATATGAGCATCAGAGAAGATATAGCAGCAAACTTATTATCAGTTATTTCAAACATATCTAGTCCAGCAATTAAAAAAGCTACTAGACAACCTTTCTTGTTAGACGAATTATCTATGCAACAATACCCAGCAGTTATAGTTCAAACATCAGAAGAAAATAGAGAAGATAGCGAACTTGGAAGTGGTGCTAAAACAAGACATGGTACTATTGATTTTGTAATATTAGGATTTGTTAAAGGTGCAGAAGATAATATAGATACTGCAAGAAACGCATTAATTACAGCTATTGAAACTGCGATAGAAGCTGATATTACTAGAAACAACAAAGCACTTGATTCAGAAGTAGTGCAAGTAGAAACTGACGAAGGTTCTTTATTTCCAGTTGGTGGAATAAAAATGACAATTAGATGTATGTATGAATATCAATCAGGAACACCATAAGGAGATAACCAATGAGCAAACTAGATAAATTATTAGATAGAGTAAGTAAAAAAGTAGATCAAGTAGAAAAATTACAAGATAAAGAATCTTTACTTTGTGAAGAAGTAAAAGACTTAATTGAAGAAATTAGAGAAAATTATGTAGAAGAAGATCATACTTGGGAAGAAGCAGATAATGATGATTTAGATGAAGATTTAGATGACGAAGAAGATCAAGAAGATATTGACGAAGAAGATGAAAAGTAATAAAAGGTCTTATGGCTAAAGACATTAAATTATATAAAGATAATTCAGAGATAACTATTAATGAAACTAATCTTGAACATTTTTTAAGTTTAGGTTATAAGGAAGAACAAACGAAAACAACAAAAATTAAAGAGGATAAAAAATGGCAACACATCACGGAAAAGAAGGACAAGTAAAAGTCGCTGGCACAGCTTGTGGCGAACTAACTGGTTTCACAATAGAAACTACAGGAGATGTAGTTGAAGATACTAATTTAGCATCAGCAACAAAAACATTTGTAACTGGACGGACTTCATTTTCAGGTACTTTAGAAATGCACTTTGACGAAGGTTCTGCTCAACAAGAAGCATTACTTGCTGGTGCATCTATTGCTTTTATTTTATTACCAGAAGGTGCTGCTTCAGGAGATGCTAGTTATACTGGAACAGGAATTATTACTGGTATGAGTATCAATAGTACAATGGACGCAATTATTTCAAGAACAGTTACTTTTCAAGGAACTGGTGCTTTAACTGTAGGAACAGTTTAATCTAATTTATGTCAATTATAGACAGGGTTAAATCCCACTTTGAAACTCTTAAAACTATTACAATCGAAGTAGAGCAATGGAAAGACGAGAATGGAAATGCTAGTATATTCTATTCAGAACCATTAACTCTTGAAGAAAAAAACATTATCTTTAAAAAGTCTAATAACTTTCAAGACTTAACTATTCTAGTTGATTTACTTATAATGAAACTCCAAGTCAAAGATGATAAAGGAGAATTAACTAAAGCCTTTGATGTTAATGATAAATTTGCTTTAAGAAAAAAAGCAGACTCTAATGTTATAGCTACTATCGCTAATAAAATTCTTGCAGATACCTCATTCGAGGAAGCCGAAAAAAAGTAGATAGCGACCCTGATACTTGGTCGCTTTTAGTAGTAGCAGACAGACTCCACATTCCAATTCAACAAGTATTAGATATGCCAGTAAGTCATTATAATTTATGGTTAGCTTACTTGAAAAAGGAGCAAGATCAGTATAAAAGAAACCAATCACTAGCAGAAGCAAAGAATTATAAATAATGGCACAAAAACTTAACATAGACATAGTAGCAAAAGATAAGTCGAAACAAGCCTTAACAGGAGTTAGAGGTGGTTTAGATAGACTTAAAAAATCTGTATTTAACTTACAAAATGCTTTTATTGGTTTAGGTGCTGGACTTGCTATTAGATCATTAATTAATACAGGAAAACAAATTGAAGGATTACAAGTAAGATTAAAATTCTTATTTGGTACTGCAAGTGAAGGTGCAAAAGCATTTGATGAAATGGCAAAGTTTGCTGCTAAAGTTCCTTTCTCACTAGAAGAAATTCAAGCTGGTTCAGGAGTTCTTGCAGTTGTTTCTAAAGATGCAAAAGAACTTGCTAACCTTATGGAAATTACTGGTAATGTTGCAGCAGTAACAGGATTAGATTTTAAAACTACAGCAGAACAAATTCAAAGATCAATGAGTGCTGGTATTAGTGCTGCTGATCTATTTAGAGATAGAGGTGTTAAATCTATGTTAGGATTTAAAGCTGGTGCAGTAGTAACAGTTGAAGAAACAGCAGCAGCATTTCAAAAAATATTTGGTAAGGGTGGAAAGTTTGGTGGTGCAACAGATGAATTAGCAACAACATTTGAAGGTACTTTATCAATGATTGGAGATAAGTTTTTTAATTTTAAAAGAACAATATTAGAAGCTGGTTTTTTTGAAGGTCTTAAAAAACAATTTGGCGATCTTAATGTAGCATTAGCAGAAAATGCTAACATGATTGAAAAATTAGGAGTTGGAGTAGGAACTGTTTTAGCAGTATCAGTTGAAAAATTAGCCAATGGATTTAGATTAATGGCAGAATATTCTGAACTATTAAAAGAAGCATTTAAAATAATAATTTCATTTAAACTTGCTAAAATGTTTTTAAATATAGGTAGAGCAATAATTCCTGTTGTTGCTGGTATGACGAGTCTTGTTTCATTAAGTGTTGCTGGAATACCTTTAGCTGTTGCTGCTGCTGCTGCTGGAACATTAGCTTATGTTAAAATGGGAGCAGAATTAGATAACATTGCAAAAAAAATTGAAGAAAACCATAAAGCATATAAAGAATCAAAAAGACTATTTACTGGTGGTGGTTTTGATGCTGCTCAATTTACCACAAAAGAATTGTTTGATATTGCAGCAGTTGAAAAGATGATTGCAGATGCTAAAGAAAAACAATTAAAACTACAGAATTTTCTTTTAGATCAAGCAAATAAAAAAAGAAGAAGATTCCACGATTTAGAAAATGAAGGTTTAAAAACATTTAAAGAAATGAATAAAACATTTGAACAAATGAATGACGAGGCTTTAGAAAAAATGAGATTAACAATGGGAGATATTAAAACTATTTTAATAGAGGGAGTACATGGTACAGTTAAAAAAATATCAAGAAGTTTAGCAGAAGCTGTTGTATTTGGTAAAGATTTAGTCAGTTCATTTAAAGCTATGGCACAAGGAGTTATGGTTAAAATAATTGCACATTTAATAGAACAAGTAGCATTAATGGCAATACAAAAATTCTTTAAATTAGAAGAATTAGATAATGAAGCAAAAAAAGATAATCTAATTAGAAAACAAAACACTAACTTAAAAAGACAAATTGTTTATCAATCTATTCTAGCAGCATTAGGTGGTGGTGGTTCATTTTTAAGTACAAGTGGTGGTTCAATGAAAAGAGCATCAGGTGGTTCAGTTCAAAAAGGACAACCATATATGGTAGGAGAAAATGGTGCTGAAATGTTTGTACCTAACCAATCAGGACAGATACAACAATCAGCTAGAGGAACTGGTGGTGGAAGTACAACAGTTAATTTTAATATCAACACAGTAGATGCTAGAGGGTTTGATGAATTACTAACTCAAAGCAGAGGAACTATAACTCAATTAATTAATCAA